GCCCTTGTTTGTGCACTTCTTGGTGTTTTTATATCTGTCATGTGTACCTCCTAAACGTACTTAGCATATTCACTTAGAGGAACTCCAAGCTTATTAGCTATTTTTACCTGACTAGGAGTCAACCTAACAGATTTGCGCCCTGTGGTTGCAGACCTTGATGCAGAGGCAACGGGTTGGGCGAGTTTGTTGCTTCTGGTAGCCTGATCCGAGCCTTCAAAAGACTCTGGAAACTTTGTTTTAACTCTATTAGTTAATTCATTATAGTAATCATCTGATTCCGTGTCAAATCCTTCTGCTACTAATCCTCTATGAATTCTTTGAGCATAATCGGTCATCTCACCATCCGATCTAAACCAAGTATTTTTTTCAGCCCATGCTAATGCTTTATTAGATGGTTGTTGTCTTGCTTCAGGTTGTTGTGGTGTGGCTTGTTGTTCCAATTGTTTTTCAAACTCTTCATACTCACGTTCTTTTTTAGATTTGGTGACTCTAATTCTTTCAGCTTCAAGATCTAGTTTTGTTAAGGCTTGTCTTGCCTCTTCTTCTCTTGAATAATCACCCGCTTCTCTTGCTGTAATTAAATTTTGTTTTGCAAGGTCTGCTGCCATTTTATTACGGACTTCACTTTCTGACATGTAACCTTTGTCAATGTCATAAGTTTTTTTCTTAGCTTCGGACAATTCTTTTTGAACGTTTTGTGCAAAAGTAAAAGCAGCTTCTTTTTCTCTTTCTGCTTCTCTAATTTTCCAAGTGAGTTTGTCAATTCTCTTTTTGACTTTATCTGAATATTGATCCATCTCCTCTGTTTGTTCTTCAACAACAGGTGTCAAAGGATCTTTTTCTTCTGTTTTTACTTCTTCGTATTTTTCTGGGCTGACTGATCCGTGAGATTTATCCTCAACTTCGACTTCAGCACCTTCTCCTGACGTATCAAGATCGACTAGCTTTTCGTCTTTTACAGTATTTATCTCTGTTTGCATGGTTATTAACCTCCCATGTTATATAATTGTTAATACATCTTCAGGTGATTCAACTGTGCCGAGTATTTCGTCATCGTTAAGTAACCTAACTTCTCCCCCTTCAATTTTAAGTCTTGATCCTGCGTATCTGCCAAACACAACCCAATCACCTTGCTTACACCAAGGTCCATTAGGAAACTTTTCTTTATCATTGTAAGCATCAGGTCCTGTTGATAAAACTAAAGCAACCGATGCTGTAAGTTGAGAGTCCTCAACCGTCTTGTCTGTAAGGATAACACCACCTTTAGTTTTTTCCTGTGCCTTAAAAGGCAAAACTAATATTCGCCAACCGACTGGCTGTGGTAGTTTTTGTAATTCTTTCCTATCAGGGTCAATACCCTTGCTAGGATTCTTAAATTTTTCTAATACGTGATCTGGCACGTACAAAGTTTTACTCATCTATTTTCTCCTCTTGTTCCAGCAGGCGAGAAATCTCCTGTTGGCATATGTCAAGCATATGTAGTTGTCCTTGAATATACTTGTATTCTTCAAAATTTTCAACCCCTTGTGTCAAATGTTCAAAGAGTTGTTCTTTTTTAAATTTTAGTTCTTTTTGATAATTATGAATTACGAAGATGCTCATTTGATTAAGCAATTGACTCCCGGCACCACTTTTGTAAATTCTGCGTGGTTGCCATCTTTACTAGACATCCATGTTTGTTCTTGACTAGAATTAACACCTATCATTTCGGACCCGACTGCAGGTAGTGCTTTTCTTGTTGCTGTGCTTACAGCTTCCAAACCATAATCATCGCCAAACATAACACCATTCGGTTTTAATTTAGGCCACCAATTAGTTATATCGTCAACTACTGGTTCGTATTCGTGTGCACCATCTACCATAATATAATCAATAGATTCTTTTTCAAATCTTTCTAAAATTTCAGGTTCGTCTGATCTGCCTTGCACTGGAATTACCATTTCTCTTCCAATAAAAAATTTTAAATTTTCTCTAAACTCAGGTAAAAAATCTCTTGGTATATCTAAATTTGAATGTTCACTTGATCCTGCAAAAGTATCAACCGCGTAAATTTTTACGTTTTCTTTTCCAGAATTAAACAGTGTCGTTGCAAGGTAGCTAGTAGATCTTCCGTAAAAAGATCCTATCTCTACGATCTTTCCATCGTCAGCAATTTTGTCAGCAATAATATCGTAGGTCTCCGAGTAGTTGAACCACCCAGGTATCTTGAAGTAACTGTGTTTCATAGTTAAGTTCCTTTTTTGTTTGTCTTAACTATTTGTATATTTTTATAATTTATTTTCAACCCTTGTGGAATTGGTCCTCGCTTCGGAGGTATTGTTTTGGTAAGTCTCTTTGGCGTTTTCATGTTTACATCCTACACATCCGCAGTCTATACAAGATTGACCACAATGACAAAAACAATCGCACTTTTCACACTTGTCCATTTGCGACTGACATCTTAAACAGAGAGTATCGCACCCCTCACACATTATTTTTTTCTAATAACTTTTTGTAATGTTCTTGCTTGTTTAGCATGTGTCTTAGATGCTTTCTTCAAACCTTTTATTACCTTTTTTACTTGTTTTTTCATTATTTCTTTTTGGTTATTAAACCCATAGCCCCTTTTGCGCCTTTTATACCAAAGCTCGCACTGCAGGCGATGTATAATAAATGCTTATAGTAATCAGGAAGTGAGTGTAGTGCCTCAAAACCTGCTTTAATATGTGGAGTCCATCCAGGAATAAATACTGCCACCGCTGGAACCAACAGGCATATTAAAATTAGCTCGTCTTTCCAAGAACCCTTCATTTGATCGACCGCACTGGCTTCCCAACCAATTGTCCCTGCAATTTGAGCCTCCTTAAGGCTCTTTTGTGCCTTAATCTCAGTCAAAGCAAGGTCTGCTTTAGCTTTTTTAGTCTCAACGAAGCCTTTTACTGCATTACCCACCAAACTTGATAGGGGACCTACTAATAAATTAAACATTTTCACCTCCTTTTGGTGTATTTGTCTTTTGTAAAGATACATCTGCACGTAAATTAGCTAAATCGTAGTCTTTTTGAAGCTTTTGTGCGTCTAAAACTTGTTTATAATCAAATTGATTCTCTTTTAATGCTTGATTTTCACCTTTGACTTGTGCATTCATCTCCATATCTGCTTGTTTTAGTGCTAATTCTTGTTGTTTAAGTAAAACAAGAGGATCCATGTTTTGGTCTTGCATCGCTTCGGCTTCTTCAGCTACCATTTGTTCAGTAATTTTTACTATCTCTTCATCTATCGCTGTTGCTCTTTGAGTCTGTAACGATTGTATTGCTTCTGGTGGGATTTGTTCGCCAAATTCTTGACGTAATTTCTCAGCTTCTTCCACCATGGCTTGATCAACAACTTGAGTTGCAAGTAAAGAAGTGTGTTGCATGATATGAGATACCAAATTCATCACAGCCATTGGATTTGCTTTGACTAAGGCAGATGACATAAAGGCTCTGTGTGCTTTTATATGTAATTCATGGTTTTGTTGTGGAAAAGCTATAAGTTTTGCACCAGTTAAAACCACACTACTTTCCATAGCAGGATCTTGAGGTTGTGGTTGTTGAGGTATAGGTAATATTTGTTCAATGTCTTTTACACCCAACGCAATATACATTCTCTTGTATGCTTCACGAAGGTTATGCATCTGAGGATTGCTTTGTGCTAACTGTAATTGATTTTGTGCTAGAGTCACACGTTGTGACATAGAGAAAATGTTTGGATCTGAAACAGGAAGAATATCTATCTGATCAGCAAAGTCTAAGGCTTTGATTTCTCTTGGTCCGCCCGGTACGTTAAACGGATAGGCACTTGGTAAAACTTGTTTAAATATATTTGCTAGTAATTCAAATTCTTTTTTCTGTGCGTAGTGTAATCTTTTGTGAACTGCTGACATAACTTTTGTGCCACGTTCCATAAGAGCCATTGTTGTACCGACAGGAGTTTGTGAACTACCAATTTCAGATAGTTGCATATCTGCAACAGTTGCAAATTGTTTTGCTGCATCAACACAGAAACCTAAAAGTTGCATAAGAACTTGATCGGGTCCTTTGTATGGTAGAGGCATTAATGCTTCACGAATAACTCCGTTAGGTGCATCTACATCTCTAAACTCACCAGGTTGTAAAGGTTGATCATCATCACGTATTCTTAATCCTCTTGATTTAAAACCAGCAGGTAAGTTAGATAGTGTTCCTGCATCTAGTAGTTGTCTTAATGCTGTTGTAGCAGTTCTTGTCAAACCACCAATCATGTGAATTAAACCAAAGCCATAAAAACCTAGGCCTGGTAAAAACTTGTAATGAACAAAATAATCATTTTTCTTTTTTAAAGGATCACCTTCATTGTAATTTCTGTAGATAGATAGAACTTTGTTGGAGCTTCTATCAATTGAAACAATGTATGGAAGTTTTATTCCTGTGGTTTCTCCTAAATCATTTGCATCTTCAAAACCTTCTAAATCTAAATCTACGTGTAATTCAAATATTTCTGCCATGTCGTCCATTGTGTAATTTGTAGGACTAACACCATCTATGCGATCCATCTTTTCTTGTAGACCAGAAGCTTCTTCACCATCGTAAGGTTGTAATTCTATATCTCTGTAAAAACCTGAGACTTGTTTCTTACGCAAATCGTTCATAGACATTTTAATAATCTGACATAAACGATCACAGCTATCTAAGTCTGATGCACCGTAAGGTACAATTACATCTTCAGCAGGAACAAACTTTGAAGTTGCTCTAGCTTGAACTTCGTCATAATAAACTTTTTTAAATGCACTTCCTGATAAAGGTAATTGAAATAACAATTGGTCCATCTCAGGATTATAATCTTCCATGACATGTGTGATCTCATAATTCATATACTCTTTCACACGTTCGGCAGCTTGTTGTAATTTTTCATCAACAGCACCTACAACTTGAGTTCTTACAGGGCCATCGCTTGGTAATAGTTCAACGTAAGCCATTGCTTGAAATTGTGTAACGGCTTGTGCTAGTACAGGGTGATTAACACTTGCAGCACCACGAAAGGGTCGGGTTCTTTCTTCATACTTAAAACCTAAAAGATCTAAACCTTTGGTATATGATTGTTCCCAATCTTCACGAGACGCTCGGTCATTTTCTACTCGCTCAGTAAGTTCACTGGCAAGTCCACCTAAATAACTTTCATCTAAAATTTCTGCTAAGTTAGAATTGAAACCAGATGCAACTATTTGTTCTTCTTCACCAATTATTGCTGAGCCATCCTCAATTATTTGCACACTGTCCTCAACTTGATCAGGAGGTAAGTCTACTTGTACTTGAGTACCAACTTCTTCAATATCAATTTTATCATCACCACCTGCACCTAAAGATTTTGCATCAGTGATGTCGCTTGGATTACGAGATGTACTGTTAAATTTATCTACCATATTCGCCGTATATATCTGTTATAGAAACTAAACTATCTTTTGCAATAGTGCCACCATCTTTTTTCTTAAACATGTACATAGGTTCCTCCAATTTGCTAGGGTCAAAGGTAATTGTGTACATTTTTACTTCTTGAGGATTAAACTCTTGAAGCGTAACTAAAGCATTATCGGCATTATCTTCTGGTCCAAGAGGAAGTAAATCAAAATCATTTTTGGAATTGTTATAATTTACAAAGTATTCCATTGTTTGCCCAGGTGCCACTTCTCTGCTCAGCACAACTTGATTAGGCTCATAGTCAATAGCTACATCTCTAATTTCTGAATCTATATATTTATCTAGTCCAGCTCCTGACTCGCGGTTGGCAGGTCTAATTGTATTATTTAAATTGAGTTTTCCGTCAACTCCTTTGGAATATATTTTTAATCCTTTGGCGGCTTGACTTGAGTCTATAATTGCTTCCTCTCCAAAAACACCATCATACTTCTTTGCAATATTTTTAAGTTGTTGAACACCTACTTTGTCATAAAGGTTTTGAAACTTCTTTTTTGCATCATCGCCACTTTTGCCCCAACGTGCGTTGGCACCAATATCTGCGGGCATGATTGCTACCTTGTTAATACCTTTTTCCTTAGCTGCCTTTACAGTTGCTTTTATTAATAAATCTACATAGTCAGCTTGTTTGTTAAAAGGTATCGGTGGAAAGGTTTCAAGGAATTTATTATTGTAATTAGGTAATTCCCTATCTGTATCTGCAATTCTTCTTAGCTCACTAGCATCAGATGTCGAAGGAACTTGTATGTCAGCCATTTTTAAATCATAATTACTTGATCTGTTCATAGTCATTAATTGATCAACAATTGTTTGTTGATCCTTTGCTAAATCAAAAACTTTTGTTTTATATGCAGGATCTGTGTATTGCTCTACATTTGCCATTGCAAGTGAGTTAATCTGTTCTTGAATGTCATTAAGTGATTTAGTTTTTTCTGGTATTAGTTCTTTAGCGACTATATTTGGAAAAGGCTTTATAAGATTATCTGCTGCTAAGCCGTCCAGAACTCCTGGAGGATAAGCGTTATCAAACTCTCTTAATCTATTTTTATAATAGAGATCATCTGGGCTGGACTCAACTTCCTGTACCAATCTTTCTCGTTTTCTTTTTAGATTGTTTACGTAAGCAAATAAGCGCTCCTGTTCTTTACGTACCTCAGTCAACATGTCTGTTTGCATTTCTTGTATTACAGCAACATTTTCGTTATCTGCGTTTTTATAGGTTCCCACACGAGTAAAACCTATGGTGTTAGGTTCTTCATAGTGTGAAGATCTAATGAATGCTTTGTCTTGTCCTGGAAGATTAGGTGCATTAATAACAACTTCAAAATAATCTTCTGCTTGTTGATCAATATTTAAACTTCCTGCATTTTTGTGTTGAGCTTGTCCTTGATCCCTGTTAAAGGCAGCAATTTCGTTATCGGGTTGTGGTTCATTAACAACATTTTTTACTCTTACTTCTAAGTTACCTAGTGGTGATGAATCATAAATAGCTTCCAAATCTTCTCTTGTAATTTTTTTATTAGGGAAAAACTGTGCGGTATCTTCTAAGTATTGTGTGATACCGGTGTCAAGCATTTCAGCATTAGGAACCTTTTTACCCTTTACTAAGAAATTCATCCAGCCTTGAGGATAGTCTGCCTTAGGTGCATTGGGGTCATTGAGTTGATCTAAGAAAAAAGACTTGAAATAAAAATCTTGTTTACCCGCTTGAAGAGGTGCCACTTGTTGTTCTCCGGGCATTGCTTGTGGTAGGGGATCTCTAGCTTCTTCTACTTTTTTGACATTCGATGGTGTTGCAACTGATTTTGGTTTTCCAAAAACTTTAAATAGACTCATCAGTCCTGCTTGTAAGTTACCAGATTCTACTGCTTCTTTGAAGTAGTCATCATCTATGGCAGGGTCGGGCGAGAACTGTTGTTGATTAATATTTTGTAACGGATCACCGCCTATGGCCATACGTACAGGTTTGACTTCACCGCCGCCTTGAAGGCCACTTATAAAACCGCCCTCTGTACCTTCACCACCTTGTCTCATAATTGGTTTACCAAATTTACCATTCGATTTTTCGTACAAAACTTGATCCTCTAATATTTTATCAAATCTCTTTTTTAAAAGTTGTAATCTTTTTTTGCCAGAAACTCCCTTAGGATTTACACCTACTAGAGCAACGTCACCTTTTTTCTTTCCCTGAGGAACAAGAGTGCCTAGTCCTTGATTTTCATAGGCAGTTTCAATACCCTCTTTGATGCCTTTTTTTCCAAAAATTAAATCTCGTAAGTTTTTATAGTTTTCTGGATATACTTCTATTCCATATTCTTTTAATCTTTCTACAATACTTGGTATATTAAGTCTAAATCTTCTATCTATTTCAGATGCAGAAGTATTAACCGGTGTATTTCCAAGAGCTTTTAAACTATCTGTATCGGTAAGATCTGCAATTACTCTTGCTTGTCTATCAAATCTTTGTTGCAATCTTAAATTAGATCCAGCAGGAGCATTGAATATTAAATCTGACATTTGTGCCATATTTGTAAATCTATCTTGCTCCGTAACATCACTTATTTCAAAAGCATGAGCTTTGTGAAATTGAAATTGTTTTTCGTCAGACTTTTTTAAATATTTACTATATCTAGGATCTTTTAATTTATTATTAAAATAAGTTAAGGCTTCTTTCTGTAGTTCTAACCGTTCATCCTCTAACTTTTGGTATTCCTTTTTTGTATTTTTGTCATAACGTGTTTTTCCAAATTTAGGGTTTTGTTTTTTAAATTGTGTTAAAAACTGTTCTGGTGTTAAACCTGACTTTACTTTTGTTCCACGATATAAATTATTAATCATGGCATAATCCACATCATCTATTTTTTTATCAATAATTTTTCGGACCAGAGCAAGATCCAACACATCTTCAGATAAAGTTGTTTTTGGTTCTTTTGTTATTAAACCAAATAACTCAGGGTTATCTCTCATTTCCTTACTTAGAGTTGGTTGAGGAACATTAAATCTTCGACTTGTTTCTACAACACCCAGATTTTGAAGCTCGGGATTTGCTGCCATTTCTTGAGCAACTTTTTCAATTTTAGCATCACTATCTATTTTTTTTCTTGATGCGGATGATCTAAAGGAATTAATAAAATCAAACTGATCTTGAGTTATAATTCCTCTGTCTATTAGTTTAGGATTATTTAAAACTTTAGCAAAGTCATCTGTGTTAGCATAACCAAATAAATTAGTAATTTCTCTTGGAGATAGTGTTTCACCATCAAAAGATTTTAATTTTTCAATTCCCTGAGAAAACTTATTTTGAATATTTACATCGTCAGAGCCCATTAGTACGCGACTTCTATACTCAGGAAAATTATCTAAAAAATTTGCAATCTCTCTACGACCAATACCTTCACCAACTAATGCACTTGGTGATTGAAGTGTAGCTTTAGGATCTTTAAAATAATCTATAAGAAAACTTGTTGTTCCTTGTTTTCTTGAAAGTTTGAATTTATTTTCATAATTAGGTAAATTACGTTTTTCTTTTTTAAAAGCTTCAACTTGGGTTCTTTTAAGCCCTGTTGCTTCTGCAATTTCTCCCATAGTTTTTGGTTCTGTTGTTGTATTTAAGTAATCTTCTATAACTTTAAAAGTACCCGAACCCGATGTTCGTTTTGATGATGGCTGACCTGTTCCTGTTTCTTGTGCCATAGCTACACCTGGTGTTTGATCAGGAGTAACACGTTGTTGTTGTGTAATTAATACAGGAAATTGATTTTCAATATCTGCTATCACTTCTGGAATCTCTTGACGTGCTTGTGGGTTGGCAACTAATTCACCTAAAGGCACATCTTTATACTTAGATAAAACTTCTCCACTGACTTCTTGTACTGCTTTTCGACCACCTGCACCACCTAACCAAAACTCTAAGGGTAATATACCTACGCCTAATTGCTCAGTGCCAGATAGTTCTGTAAAGTTTTTGCCTTCTTGTATAGCTTGCGATCCTTTAATAGCGTCTTCAAAAATAAAATTAAGTCCTGAGTTGATACCTTCTTCAAAGTTAAGTTGTTCGTATTTATTACCAGTTCTCTGCTCATAAAAACGAATATCATCAGCAGTCATCTGTCCAGGTACTTTGTTGAACATCCTTTGAGCTTCTTTTCTAATAGCAGATTTTTGTCTTCCTCTTTCTGCAGCTTCAGGATTAACCATATTCTCTGCAATTCTACCAAAAGTTTGTGCGATAATATCCCCGTATAGATTAAGAGGAGCTTTAACAATATCTGCCATACGTTCAGATTGACCATCGTCTGGATAATTGACACGTCTTTGTGGAATAACAGAACGTTGAGGATTAATACTCGCTTGCATATTATAGGCAGGGTCTTGTTCTATTACATCATCAAAAGGATTGTAGGCCATTAATAATACTCCGGTTCTGCTCCGTGGTC